CCTTGCGGAGCGTCAGGAGCTGGTTCTGTGTCGCTGGGGTCGTTTCCATTCGGAGCGCGTCCTTTCTTCATTTCCGCTTTCGGCAGCGGGATGTCTTCGAGATAGCCCTTCTCGTGCGCCCAGACGAGCATCATTCTGAGCACGCGGCGGTTTTGAGTCAGGGTGATTTCGCTTTTCAAGTTGCCGTTTGGCTTCTTGATAAACGCGTCTGACTTGAAGAATGCGCCGATGGTCGCCGGAGTGAGTTTGCCGAGCGGCTTGTCCGCGCCGAAGTATTCGACGGCGTTTTCAAGGCAGCGGCCGTAAACCTCGACCGTGCGCTCGTTCTTGCCCTCGTCTGTCAGGTTCTTCAGATACGCGGGGACTGCTTTTTCAAACGTGATTTCTTTCGCTTTTTTCGTTGCCATGTGCATGGCCTCCTTTTTTTGAGTGGTTCAAATGTTCCGGGGGTTGACCCGTTTGCTCAACTGCTTGCTGCCCTCCTCTCTTTTGTACTTGGCTCTGCGTCCGATGATTCTTTTCATGTTCGCGACTCCGTGTTCGTTGCAATGCAGGTGACATCTTTGAGCCGGGTTCGGAATAAGCCAAGCCAGTTTTGAAAAAAGATATCAAGCGCGCGGGGGAGAGTTTTTCAAAGCGAAACATGCCGCGCCGGGCTATGCGGGAAAAGCCGTTTTTCCCGCGCCGGGAGTTCGGATTTCAGGAGACACATTGAACGACAAGGAAATGCCAAAATACCATCGCGCCCTCGGTCTTACAATGCGCAACCCCCGGCTGTGGGGCGAGCATTATCTGATGAACCGCGACGGAAGCGCGCGCCGGTACTGGCAGCATCAGAATGAAGACCTTGAGTGTTCGGCGACGAACATCATTCACCTTGACGGACGGGACACGGGCAAGACGGTGGACATCGCAACGCTGGCTCTGCATCACGCTTTCGTGAAGAAAGGCGGTTCCGTGCTGGTGGCCGCGCCGCATCAGGGGCCGGTGGACACCATCATCGAGGAAGTGGAAGCCCAGATCGAAAGCAGCCCCGCTTTGAAGGCGAGCGTCGCGGTCAACTCACAGGGACGCCCGAAGATAATCCGAAAGCCCTATTTCAAAATCGAGTTTACGACCGGCTCGACAATCTATTTTCGCCCCGCCGGAGCTTATGGCGATCCGTTCCGCTCTCTGCATGTCGATCTGGTTCTGGTCGATGAGGGCGCATGGCTTACGGAGAAAGCATGGAAGGCTCTGCGGCAATGCCTGAAGGCGGGCGGACGGATGCGGATTTACTCGACGCCCAACGGTCTGCGAGACACGACATACTACCGGCTGACGCATTCAAAGAATTGGAAAGTGTTCAGGTGGCCGTCGTGGTTGAATCCGAACTGGTCGCCGGAGCGCGAAGAGGAACTCGTCGAATTCTACGGCGGGCGCGACACGGCTGGATGGCAGCACGAGGTGGCCGGCGAGCATGGCCGACCGAGCTACGGCGCGTTCAACCTCGAACATCTGACGGCGTGCAGGCTGGACATCCCGGAATATGAATGTGTGGAGATAACTGGAAGCGAACTGAAAGATTGCGATGGCGAGGAAGCGGTCGCCGACCGGCTGGACATGCTGCTGAATATCGCGCCCGGCGACGGGCTGTTCTGGATCGGAGCGGACACAGGATACACGGCCGACCCGACGGAAATTGTCGTCTTCAGAGAGGCGGTGGAAAATGAAAAGCCTGTTCTGCGCCTTATGCGCCGCATTCACATGGAGCATGTGGCCTATCCTCATATCGCTCAGACCATCGCTCTTCTGGATCGTTACCTCAATCCCGCGGGCATAGGGGTGGACGCTGGCGGCAACGGGCTGTCCGTGGTTCAGGAACTTACCTCGCTCGACAAATACAGAGACCTCAACCTCGGCCCGCGTCTTCGCGGATACAACTTCGGAAGCGCGGCGGTCATAGGAGAAAACGAAGACGGCAAGCCCGTCAAAAAGCAATGCAAGGAATACATGACAAGCCTGATCAACAGAGGTCTTCAATCGCGGCAGGTAATTCTTCCGGCTTCTGACGTCGAGATAGAAAGCCAGTTCACCACACACACGTATTCAATGAAGACGGGCAATGTGATTTATTCAAAAGGACACGACCACATAATCGACGCGGTGCGGTGCGCGGTGATGATCAGAGAACAAGAGCGGCTGGACGGCATAGGCGGAGTGGTAAGCGAGTTACCTCTTCCGGTAATGACCAATCCTATTTTTATATGATTGAGTATATCATGATTTTACTTAATTATACCTTGACGCCTTGCTTTTTTAATCAAGTTTTGTGTCGCCATTTGCAACTTTTCTTTTTTCTTCTTGTGCAAATATTCAAGCCATCCCTGCTTGATGTCGTCACCGAATTCACATGAGAACCTATCATCGGATACTGAGGCTCTCATTGCATTAACAGAGTCTGAAATGCTGTGACCTTTAGAAAGATTCTTATAAAAAGTGCAGAAACCTAAGGCCGTATCGCTCCACTCAGGATTGTCTCTGTGGCCAATAATTGCGAAGAAAGGCACGTCATCATTTGTAATTGCCATTTTGCAGCCAGCATACCCACGACATGAGGACATACATAGAATCAAGAGGTTGTCATATTCATTATTTATCGGATTCAGTATTTTTGTTAAATCATACCAATTAATGATATCGCCATTAGTGAGAGCGATACCGTCAGCGTTTCCATGTGCACTTATATGAATAATGGGAATTGAAGAATCGGATTCCAATGCCGCAGGGAGGCCTTCATAAACAGCTTTTTTAAACATCTCATCATTAACAGCAATAAAGTATCCACATGGTATGTTCATTAACTGAAGCATATGTACAAGAATCTGCCCTTCTGTTCTTTTAAGCAGAAAATCATCAGGAGACGGAGATTCAATTATGTGAACGAAAAAGTCCACGGGAGTTAATCCTTTGGCCATGTGCCACCTCATCATGCAGTAATTAATCTTAATTCTACACCAAAGATGCTTGGAAAGCATTACTTAGCCAATACATAGCGAAAGGGAGCTAATGCGCGATCAGGAATTGATTAAAGAAGCGATGGCGCGGGTGACAGACCTGCTGCTGCGCAAGAACCGGGACTACGGCAGCAGTTTCAGGGCTCCGGGCATTCTGTCCGGTGGACTGGATTCAAAGACGAAGCTGCTTGTGCGCATTGACGACAAGCTTGAGCGGCTCGGCAACCTGCTGGAAAAGAAAACGGACGTCGCCGTCTCCGACGAGAGCGTCATCGACACGGCCACAGACCTCATCGGCTATTTCGTTCTGCTTCTCATTCTTCTTGACGAAGAGCGAGGCGGCGGCAAACCGATGAGCGTCATAGAGGCCGAAGGAAGAACGGCCGGAGGAATCAATGAAAACTGAAAACAATCGGGGCAAGCGTCCGCGCCATCGCCCGAAGAACAATCTTACTGGCGACGTGATTGTTCCTCCGCGACTCAGCGCAGAGGGGGACATCGACTCCTCCGCGCTCGCCGATCTCGCCGTCAGCGACGCCGTTCCCGCAACGTGGGAAGAGCGCGCCGCTAAGGCATGGCAATATTACGTCAGCGAGCCGATAGTGAAAAACGCCATCAATTCGTGGCGCACGTTCGCCATCGGAGACGAAATCCAGTTCGGGTGCGACGACGAGGACGTCAAATGGGAAGCTAGAGAGCTGGCCGCGAAACTTAAACTGAACGCCTTCGTCAAGAATATGATTCTGAATCTTCTGGTGAAGGGCGAATGCGTCGGCTTCCAGCAGACCGGCTCCGACGGCGACGACATCGAAAAAGTCATCTGCGTAAATCCCAACAGCGCGAAGGTAATATACGAGAACGGCGAACTTAAAGAAATGAAACAGCATCCCGAATCGGCGGCCGCGGGCGAGCCGATAGACCTGCCGCTGGACAGGGTGCTGCACATTAAATGGGACGCGCAGCCGTATTCGCCGCGCGGAAACTCAATGGTGGTTCCGGCGTTTGAGTCCATCGAGCTGCTCCGGGACTATCGCAAGGCCGAGCGCGCGGTGGCGAAACGATGGACGACCCCGCTGCGATTTGTGCAGGTGGGCGGGCAGTTCGGACAGAAGACAATCATCCCCGACCAGAGAACGCTCAACAGCGTGCGCGACATGATCAACCGGATGGATTTGAAGGCCGGGCTGGTCGTGCCGTTCTATGTGAAGGCCGAAACTTACGGAACTGAAGGTCAGGTGCTCGACACCGAAAAGAAGATCAGGGAAATCAAAGAGGACATCATCATCGCGCTCGGTCTGGCAAATCCCTCATCACGGGCGACGGTCCGAACTTCGCCACCGCCACCATCGGCATGCAGAAGATGGTAATCATGCTCAAAGAAATCAAACAGGCGGCGCGGGACATCCTCAACTGGATATTCTTCAAATGGCAGGACATGAAGGGCTACGGGGAAAAGAGCATCAATTACATTTTCAACGATCTCGATCTCGCCAACGAGGTGGACATCAAAAAACTGTACATCGAGCTTTATGACCGCAAGCTGATTTCAGGCAACAGCCTTCAGATCAAGATGGACCTTAACCCCGAAGTTGAAAGCGCCAACCTTGAAGCAGAATCAAAGAAGGGCGTCGACGTCACCGACCCGCGAATCATCATCGACATGGTCAACTCTGGGATAATGTCCATCGAGACCGCTCAAGAAAAGCTCGGCCTCGATAAAGAAAAGAACCGCCCGGCGGCGTCAGCGGACTGGCCGTATCGCCCTCCGTCGCTGACGGGAAGCGCCTCGCCGGACGCGCTGTGCGACGAATGTGAATTCTTCGATTCTGAAAACAACTGGTGCGACGCGCAAAACGGCGAGACCCGGTTCGACTCGCGCGCCTGCGCGTCGTTCAACAAAAAAACGAAGGAAGGCTGCGGATGCGGGCGTTAGCTGTCGAAACAACTCTGCACGACAGGATTATCGAAGCGACGCTCGCTTCGCGTCACAGCCGCGACCTGTACGCGGAACAGACGGTGGCGCGAGTCACCGACGCGCTTCAACGCGCTGAAAAGGATGTCAAAACGAGCCTGCTTCATTACGCCAATCTCGGTTCTCTGCCCGAGGGCAAGGCGATCAATCAGGCGTCGCTCAGAAAGCTTCAGCATCAGATTAAAGACCATATCCGAGTCGTGCGGGACGAGCATTCCCTGATTATGAAGACAGCCGTCAAAGACAGTTACAAGGCCGGCATCGATAACGGCGTCGGGGATCTCGCGCGCGCGAAAATGCCTTTTTACCGAGACCTTACTCCCGCTGGAATAAATCAGACGGGCAGCGCCGTCTTCACTCTCATCGACAAAGACGCGCTCGACTTCATGGCCAACTACAACGTGCAGCTCGCCGGAGATGTATCGCGGGAGTTGACCGACGGGATCAACCGCGCCATCCAGACGGGCATCGCCTCCGGGCGCAGCGTGCCGGAGATAGCAAAAGACATCGGGCGCGTCGTGCGCGACCCCGAAGAGTTCCGCAAGGCGGGCAAAACCGTGTTCAAGACGGCGCAGACCCGCATGGAGATGATCGCCCGCACCGAAACGCTAAGGGCGCACAATCAGGGCCGCATGAAGTTCTATGACGCCGTGGGCATTCAGAAGCTCGAATGGATGGCCGCCGGCGACGAGCGCATGTGTCCGGTGTGCGGGGAGCTGAACGGAAAAGTTTTTCCGATAGATAAATTCCCGAACATCCCGGCTCATCCCCATTGCCGGTGCTCGGTGGTTCACGCGTATCCGCTGGACATCTGCGGCGCGAAAAATCTGGGCGCCGTCGCCGCCACGGGAGAAGCCGCGTGCATTCTGCCGCCTCAGTCCATCGAGCAGATGGCGAAGGAAAAACAGTCTGAGGCGATCAAGGTCGGACAGTTCATATCAAAAGGCGAATGGGGCAAGCTGACAATCAAACAGCTTCAGGACAAGGCAAAGGCGAGCGGCGTGTCCATCGCCCGCACGAAAGACGACTTCATCGCCATCCTCAAACAGAAGACGGGCGCCGATTATTCCCATCTCGGCGGCAAGGAACTCAAGGCGCTGCTCAAACAGCACAAGATTGCCGCTCTCCGAAGCAAGGATGAACTCATCGACCTGTTGAAGGCAAAAGCGGCGCATGAGCATGGGCCGGATTTCGCTTCCATGCCCGTGTCGAAACTCAAAGAGCTGGCGCAGGAAAAAGGCATATCGTTGAACCTGACCAAGCGGGAAGTCATCGCAATGCTGGACGCGCTCGAGCCGGGCGTCGATCACAGTCTGCTCTCCGGTCAGGCGCTCATCGATGCGAAAGTAAAATTCAATATACCTGTCCTCAAAACCAAAGAGCATCTCGTCAAAGCTCTTGAGAAAAGTTTCAAAGAGGAACTTGGAAAGAAGGTCGTAAAAGAAGCCGCCGTGCAGGTGGCCGAAGAAACCGTCAAAAAAGAAAAAGAGATGATTCTTTCACTGCTGGACAACGTGAAGGTTTCCGTCGATCCCAAAGACTACAAAACGTTTCTGGCGGCCGCCAACGACGCCGAAGCGTTTCTCGGCAAGGGCGGTCTGTCCGTGGGCGACGACTATCTTAAAGAGAAAATCGCGGAGCTTGCAAAAAAGAAAGCCGAGTTCAAGGCGAAGATCGAGGCGATGTCCGCCAAGCAACTTAAAGACCTCGGCAAGCAGACAAAGGCTTCGCATTGGCAGTGGGGATCAAAAGACGACTTTGTAACGCTGTTCACAGAAACCGATCCGGCGGCGATCAAGGCCGCAAAAGATAGCATTGATCTGAAATGGGCGAAATGGGCTGAAAAGCATGGAAAGAAGCCCGCGGGAACTCCCGCGACAAAGCCGACGCCGCCTCCAGTTCCCAAGCCCGCTCCGAAACCCGCGCCGCCTCCGACCGCCGTCGTTCTGGAAAAACCGCACACGGATATCGCGGGCGGGTTTAAAAAACTTGACGCCGACTGGGACGCGCTCGACAAGGGCGGAATCTTCAAATATTCCAGAGACGCTAAATCGCTGGGCGGCGCGCATGAAAAATACATCTATGTTGACCGCCGGGGCGACGAGTGGCTGTTCAAGCCGAACGATGCGTTTGTGGCGCGAGGCGAAGAGATGGCGTACCGCGTCGGGCGGCTCATCGACCCCGACGCAGTCGAGGTGCGCTATGTGGAACTCGGCGGACGGCAAGGCTCAATCCAGCGGCTGGTCAAATACGTCAAACATGAAGGCACGTTCCGGGACATCCCCATCCACAAGATGACGTCTGTCGAGATCGAGGCGGTGCAGCGAGAGCACATCATCGACTGGCTAATCTCTAACCATGACGGGCACGCCAAACAGTTCGTGCGGGCCGCCGACGGCAAGATTTACGGAATCGACAAGGGTCAGGCGTTCAAGTTCCTCGGCAAAGATAAACTCAACATCGCCTATCATCCCAACTCTATGGAGGCCGAGCCGCTATACAACACGCTTTTCAGGGCGTACAAAAGCGGCGATGTGGATATTGACCTTCAGGCGGCGCTCAAATACATCCGGCGCGTCGAGCGCATTCCCGACTCTGAATACATGGAGATCATCCGACCTTATGTCGACGGTCGATTCGGAGCGAAAGCGAGCGCGGCAAAAGATGAGTTCTGCAAGCTCGCGCTCGCCCGCAAAAACAACATCAGGCGAGACTTCGAAAGTTTTTACAACGAGCTACATAAGACGCGGCACAGCGCGGAGTTCAGGTTCAGCGACGACGTGAAAGCCGTTCGAAAATTGTCAAAGGAAGACGAACTTCTTCTGCGCGAGGCGCACGAGATGAAGGCGCAGGGAAAAACGCTCCAACTCGACGTTGACGACATAGAGGATCAGAACGCGCTCGTTTTCACACAGAGGAACATTCAGGGCAAAGAGGAAACGGTCATTCAATTCAAGCTGCGGCCCGACTCTGAAAAGAAGTTTCTGGACGCGCTCGGAGAAAAAGGCGCGGCGTCCCGCTCGCTGTCCCACGGCGACGTTCTGACCGAAGACACTTTTTACGACAAAATCCTCGCGGGCGTCAAAACAGTCAATCACCACATCGACTCCGGCGACTTTGCTTTCAACAAAGACAAGCTCGATGAAATAAGAAAACTGATTCCCGATCTTGAAAAGCTGGCGAAGACGGGCAAAACGGCGTCCGTCAGGGACATGGCCGCCGAATATCTGAAAGTGTCCGAGGCTGCGCTCGAAGCCGCGAAAAACAAAACGAAATATCCCGGCAAGCTCAATCAGTACGCCGCGAAAAAACATCTTATCGACCAAGAAGCAAAACCCGATCCGAAGGCGGCAGACTTCCGGTTTCAGAAGACGGACATCAAGATAGACCAGCGGCAGTGCCGGGGCGGGGAAATACATGTGGTCAAATCCGACGCCGACCTGAACAAAATATTCGGCAAAAGTTCAGGTTTCAACCGGGGCGTGCAGTACCGCGTCGAACTCGACGACGGCGTTGTGATGGACTATCGTCCGTGGGACTCCGCGAACCCTTACGCTATTCAGGGGCAGGTGGAAATCCGGGTAGTCGGCAAAGTGGCCGATCACAACAGTTTCGAGTCGATTCTCGACAGACTCGAGCGGCTCGGCATCAACTCCGTTCCCGCGAGCGTCGAGGACGCCGAGATTATGTACTTGCAGAAACAGGCGTATGTGCTCAAGAAAGACGCGTCCGCCGCATGGAAAAAGATGGGCCAGAAGCTGGATTCCTCGAACGCGACGAAATCAGAGCGCATTCAGGCGATGAGAAAATTCTGGTTGGACGAACTCGGCGTGGACGATGTCACAAAGATACCCGGCTATGACCCGGTGGGCAGATATGAGCTTGGCTTCAACGCTCCGGCGCGTCGGGCGGGATACCGCCACCAGATTAGGTTCGACATCACAGACGAGATGCTGGAGAAGGATTTGAAAGGTTACGGCCTTTATCACAACGTAACCGACGGCGGGGACATCGAAGACCTCGTTAAATCGGTTCTTGAAAACAACGGCAACATGGTCTCGACGGTCGAAAAAATCCGCATCGGGGTAAAGCCCGGAGGCATGTCGCCGGAGAGCGATATGAGAAGCGGCGGCGCGACGTACTTCTTCACCCGCATTCGCAAAGTGCCGACTGGCGGACGGGGCAGCGCGGGTCTCTATTTCAAGAAACGCCTTCTGCGCCGGATGGACGCCATCACTTACGACCATGACGCTTTCGGCAAGGTGATCGACGACTATGTCCGCAAAAAGCGGCTATCCAGTCTAGATGACTACAAGCGGCTGGCCGGCGGCGGGCGAAGCGACGAGACTATTTTCAAATACACGGTGTCCCTGCTTGACGAGATTGAAATAATCAAAACAAAGGACGCGGCGCAACGCGCCAGAATCATCGGGCTTTTCAGGCAAAAAGGCTTTTTAAAACTGCCGGATGGCCGGAACATAGAGGACGTGGTTCTGTGATGATGAACGAGCTTGAAGAGGCAAAACAACAGATGCAGGGAAAGATCGACCGCATCGCGGAGCCGGGGGCTGTCGTGGTGGTTGACCTCGGCGGCTCGGATTTCGTGCGAATCCTCGTAGACCGGTTCGAGATTCTTTTCGCACGGCCTGTTTTCGGCGCTGACGGCGCGGTCGCCGCGCATTGCTACTGGGCTGTGTGTTTTGAGGTCGGGTTCGACATGGGCGGCCCCCAGCATGTCCGAATATTCAAGATGGAGAACATCCGGGAAGAGCGGCCCGATCTGTTCCTGTTCCGCGACCAGCGTGGGTATGACTGCTTCATTGAGTCCGTTGATGTGATAGATGAAGACAGAAAAGCGGACTTCAAACGCTGGCGAGAATACAAGGCGAAAAACAAAGAAGCGTTCGAGAGGTTGTATGGCGAGTTCACCGAAGAGGCGATGGAGATGGCCCTGAACCACGAAAAGGATGTCTCATGAAGATACGCTATTTCATCGAGTACAAACGGCCCGACCCGAATAAGTGGGAGATGATCCCCATCGGCGTCTGGGCGCATGGGGTGGACGACCGCTCCGCGTTTGAAGTCGGCTATCTGCCCGGTTACGACGACGAGGAATGGGACGCCCAGTGCGTCATCAACCGGATGGTCGAGCAGGACATTCGGGAATTGCCGGCGGACTTCCTTGAGCAGCGCCGCGACGCCGTCCCCGTCTATCTCGGCTCGCGCACCATGCCTGTCGAAACGGACAAGTATGGAAGCGTGACGAAACTGGTCAATGATGTTCTGGAGCAAATAATATCAGGCAAGCAATTGTTGCTTGATGGTTAAGGCAGGCCATTTTATTTTGCAAACTCTGGTTGACAATTGGTATATTATGATAAAATTACTTTCAAATTCGAAAACGGCAAGGCAACATATGTCGAGATGAACTCGACGAGAAGTGGGAGTATAAAGACTTGCCAAATTAAACTGCGAGGCACATAAATATGGCGCGGTACTTTCTTACTAATCCAGAAACGGGAAAAGGCAAGCTAGAGCAAAAAGGACAAAGTTGGGATAAACCGATTTACCATTGCAGACAAACCAATACACTTTGGCTTCTTGATTGGACTCCATCAGGAAGATATCTTATTTATCTCGACAAAGAAACAGGGCACATCGATCCCTCAAGACAATTTTCTGTTCCTACTGATTGGGAAGGAGAGCCTCAAAGCATTGGAATACGAGAAGAAATATGGATGCACATCATTAACCAAGGAGAAGGAGTTGATATCGCGGAAGATGTCAAAGAGCTTATAAGAAATGGTGATTATCTTTACAAGATTGATTTTGAGGGACGGATAACCCACCGAATCCTCCTAGAAGGAAATGAATTTAAGTTAGTATTGTTGTAAAATATGAGGGAGAGCATGAGATGAATACCCTGATAGTCAACATAACAGAGAATAAGAAAGGTTTTGAAGACAGGCTTGCAAACGAAGTGCTTGCCGCCTTGGAAAACGAATATCCCAACAGAAATACTCTTGTTAATATCACCAATAGTAATTTCGATGAACTGGAACAGGAAATATCAAAGAATGATGTGATTTTTCTTGTTGGACATGGTCTTGCGGATGACGATATTGATCTGATCGAACTTTTCCCTACAGATACAGCGAGCACTGGTGGTAGCTTTGATCATTTTAGGATATTTAACAATTATGAGTTGCTGGCACATTTCATCGGAATACAAAACCATAGATTCCTTTTGATTTTATGCGTTTGCGATGGCTTTTGCCCTTCTTCCCTTTCAATCACAATGGATTTCCCGAATCTTATAGGAGTAATTGGTTCGAAAACAAAAGTGTTAATTCCCAATCATCAACAAGCACTAATTTCTCTATTGAAGAGATTTCATCAACAGTGGATAACGGATAGCCGTGCCTCGAAACATGTTGAAAGTGTAACGATGCAATGGAAAAAAGAGTTTTCCGAGGTGAAAGACTTCCATTTCTTCCCAGGATTTACAATTATCGATGATGGATTTGAGGAATGATGGGAATCTTTTACCATTGAACTAAATAGCATATAGTCCGGCAGTATTGAACGCTCAGGCGCGGTAGCCAGTCCGTAAACGCTGAGACATCAAGCCCGGTAACAAGCGAGAGATCGCATGTTGCCGGGTTTTTTATTTTCCGCGAGGTGAGCAAATGGAAATCAACGGATTCAAAACAGACCTTGAGAAGATAAGCTTTCTGATTGAAGCCGATGCAGACCTGCGTCTCGGCCTTCTCGCCGCAGAGGGCAAGCTGGAACTCGTCACCGACCGGCGAGCCGCCGGGGGCGAATTTGGCGATACTTTATCTCCTTGCTTAACAGAATATGAATACGATCTGGAGTCGCTTGCAGCGGCTGATGACCCCGCCGACGAGCGGCCCAAATACATCACGAATTTCATCGGCTCCAAGCAGAAGCTCGTTGACTGGATTTGGAGCAACACGCCCGGAGACGTCGAATCCGTGTTTGACGCCTTTTCCGGCTCGTCCGTCGTCGGATACATGTACAAAACAAAGGGTCTGCGGGTCTTTTCCAACGACCGCCTCACATACTGCTATCACGCCGCGCGCGCCATCGTCGAAAATAACAACGTCCGACTGACTGAAAAAGAAATAGAAGCCCTGCTCAAAGAAAGCAATTCCGACGCGGGCACATTCATACAAAAAACATTTCACGGCATTTTCTTCAAAAACGACGTGCTCGCGCTTCTGGATGTGATGCGCGCAAACATCGACGCGCTGAGCGGCACAAAGAAAAGCATGGCTCTGTTCGCGCTGGGCAAGACGTGCATGTCGGGGGGCGGGTTCGGGCATTTCTCATCCACCACCAAGGGCGGACAGAGACACTACACCGTCGAAAGCTTCATTGAACATTACAGGGACAACCTGCTTCGCATCAACGCGCTCGTGTTCGACAACGGCAAGGAAAACAAAGCGTTCAACGGCGACATCGCGGACGTCGCGCCGAAAGTGAAAGCCGACCTCGTCTATTTCGATCCGCCTTACGCCACGCAGTTCAGCTCCACGAACTACGAGAAATATTATCACTTCGTGGAAGGCCTGATGGACTACTGGAAAGACAAGGAGATAGACCACGCGAAAAAAATCCGCAACTACAAGATAGACGACTCCGGAGTGACGCCCGCGACGGCCAAACAGTTCTTCACGGATTTTCTCACCGCCTCGAAACACATCCCTCACTGGCTGATCTCCTACCGGGACAACGCATACCCGACAGAGAGCGAGATCAAGGGCATCGTCGCCGGCCTCGGCAAAGAGTCCCGCATGAAGTCGAAGGATCACAAATATCAGCTTGCGGGCAAGAACCGGGGAGACGCGCCCTCGAACGCCAAAGAAAGACTGTTCGTGTGCGCTGATGAAGCTGGTGAAGACGACGCCGGGCTGTCCGCCGTCGCCAACATGGAGGATGTCGCGGAGTTGTCTCTCGACACGGATTTCGACCTCGATGTGATGAGCGCCATCGCGGGTAAAACCGACAACGTGCTCGTGACCGGCTACATCGGCAACAAGCATTTCGTCATGAACTGGATAGACAAGAATTTTCCTAAGGACGCCAAAAGTCTGTTTGACGC